GTCCCGGACTTGGTTGGGTTCGGCGGGGGTGGTGGAGTCGGTGGTGGTGGCGGTGGTGGCGCCGGATTGCTTGGCGTCGGCTGCACGGGTGGCATCGGCGGAGGCGTCGGAGAGGCATCCACCGCCATGATTAGGCTGTCCACCGTCTCACCGCTCGCTCCATTCTGAGTAGCGAGCACCAAATAGCGTTGGCCCGACAACGTCACTTCGTTCTGGTAGGTCTGCCCCACCATTGCGCAGTCCCACAGAATCCCGACAACGCCCGCCAGGTCGCCCGAAAACGCCCCCATCTGTAGGTACGCTGTCGTGACCAGGGGAGAGCCGTCTGGAGTGGTGAGGGCCGCTCCCATCTGCCGGAAGGCCAGCATGCGCGGATAACTCGCAAAGTTGTTCGAAGACGTAAACGGCGGGTTGGCGCCGAGAACGCAGGTCGTTCCGTAGAGCCCCCACTCGGTACCCAGCCGCAGCCCGGGAGGGCCGATCACGCACACGCAGTATTGCGTGAGGAAGTTCTGGTTCGGGGGAATGAAAGGCGCGAAGGCGGCAAGCGAGATTGCATCCCGCCGCATGGGCGATTCGAGGTAATCCGCCTGGTTGAAGATGAAGAACGACGCCCCGTTAGCGACGAGCGTGTAATTACCAAAGTCCGCCGGCAGTTGCTCGCCGGAGTGAAGGCCGTACTGTGCGGAGCCTCCGGCAGCTCCCAGGAAGGTGAACGAGAACAGGATGTCGAACGCCGGGTTGGTGATGACGCTCGTGATGGCGACCTGGTATTGCGAGGTGTCCGGAAGAAGCCGGGACTGGAGCAGGTAGCCGCCGCCCGACGTCGACGGTTGCGAAGCCCCCCACTCGCCATTCGGCACGACCGGGACGAAATTGAGGTCCGGCCCTCCGACCTTCGCCGTGATCTGCATCGTGAACCCGGTCGGCAGGGCCACGCCAAACGTCGCGTTGAATTCAGTGCTCAGGATAATTGCGGAGCACAGGTTCGCCAGACTGTCGGATGAGGTCGGTCCGAGCGACACCATGACGCATCGCAGGTTATTGCCGGGTACCTCGGTGTTCGGGTTGTACAGCGAAAAGGACGTCCCGCCGATCGTCAGGATTGGCGCAAGATTGCAGCCGACCACCGTTTTCGGCAGAACGTCGGGCCCGGGCCCGATCGGGAAGCCGAACGGCCAGGAGACAACGGCCGTGGCCGGGATGCTATCGAGCGCTGTCCATCCGACGCCGATCAGGAGCTGGTACAGGCGATCGATGATTCCCGCGGGCGACATATCGGTCGCCGTTGCGACGTTGCCGAGCGTGTCCGATTTGATGACCTGCAGGGTGTCGATCAGGCCCATTAGAACTGGTAGTTGCCGATGCCAAAGCCGGACGGCTTATCCGTGAGCAGCCAGAACTGCGTAAAGTACGTGCCGGTTCCACCCCCCACCGGGTGCGGATTGACGCCGGTCGGATTGTCGTTCCATGGCACGGCGTTGATGGTGATGGTCTGGCCGCCCTGCCCGATATCCGTGAAGGACTGGACATTGCCAAGCGTTCCCACGGTGGCAGTGCTTTGAAACGCATCCCAGAGTTCGCCCTGTATCTGCCACTGCCAGCCGAGGAACGCTTCGAGATAGAGAGGAGCCCCGGTACCGTATTTCAGGGTCGCCGGTTTGACTCCGGTTGGAGAGTCGACGTTGTCAGCCGAGCAGAAGGGGAAGATACGCAGGGTCGACGGCTCCGCCCCATCTACGAAGGCTGAAAAGAACGTGCGGTTTAGGCAGCGGTCGTAGGCAGCGCACGCGGCGCCGCTCCGGAAGTCTTCAAGGCCCGGGTTTACGTTCCCGCAGGCCCAGAACAGTTGGAAGACCAGGATCGGATTCGGCCCGGTCTGGCAAGTGCTCGACTCGCTAACGGGCAGCGCCGGTATGCCACAGGCGAACGAGTAGGAGTCGTCACCGACCACGACTCCGCCGTAGGACTGCCCGCGCAGCGCAAGGAACATCTGGCACTGGTTTGCCACCATCTCGTAGCCGCGGGTGGCGTAAGCCGCATTGCCCCAGAGGATCGTGTAGGCTCCCCCGACAAAGGCTTCGTCGTCGCTCATCGGCTGGAAGATCAGCCATGGCCCGGCGAAGCCCGAGGAACCCTGGTCCTGCACCAGGAGCTTCATGACGAGCCCATCGGGCGACGTGCAGCGGTAGACGAACCCGTTCGAGACGGCCCGGACGTGTGTCCAGTTGCAGGCAAGGAGCACCGCGTCGATATCGCCACGCATGTTGGCAGAAGTATCGCAGCGGATTGGCGCGTAGACGATTGGGCCGTCCGAGTACCGGATGCCCATTTACTGGTAAACCACCGTGAAACTGGCCACTCCGCCGTTGTCTTTCTCCCCGCCCGATGCGACGACGTCCCAGACCAGAACGCCCAGATCGGGAAAGGCCGTGGTGGTCATGGCGTTCGGCTGGAAGCGGATGGCCGTGAAGATTGCCGTAGCTTTGGGAATCGTGAAGCTGCCGACCAGCTTCTTCACCCCGGCGACATAGATATTGAGCCGCACCGTCAGGTCGGCCGAAATCGTCTTCCGGAGTACTCCGATGACTTCCTGGCAACTCGCTACGCCGCCTTGGGGGATCGTCGTCACCACGACGGCATCGGCGATGTTCGAGCCGACCGTCGTGTCCTTCAGGAGGAGCGTGCGCCACTCGAAGCCGCCACCGGGCCCGGCGCCGCCGCCGCCCTGGAAGCGTTTCTGCCAGTAATAGACCCACGTGCGGTTGATGTTCCCGAGGTGCGCTGTGATATCGCGCCCCTGGTCCGTGCCATCGCCGTCGAAGATCGGATTCCGGATCGGCTCCTTGGGAATCGGCGTGAGGTTGCGTTCCTTGGCGAGCGCCAGTTGGCTCGGCCCGGGAGACGACGTGCTGGTGGCGCCGGTGATGCTGGTCGATGCACCCGGGGTGCCGGCGCCGCCGAAACCGAGGATTACCGGCATGCTTACGCCCCTGTGACCAAGACGAAGTCGGTATCACGCGCGCCTGTGGCCGAGAACCGCAGCACGATTACGCCGCCGTTCAGGTCGGAGGCCGAGAGATTTATGGCGTACATGCCGTAATTCAGCTCGCTCGGCGTGTTGGTGCAGGGCGCGAAGGCCGCGCCGTCGATCGAGCGCTGAGCCGTAATGGACGTCCCTAGCCCCGCCAGGGGCAAGCCGGTTGGTCCCTGCATCTGGAAGGCGAAGGCGTTCAGCGCCGTGTTCTTTTTCACGGGAGCCTGCACTTTGACCGAGTTGGTAGAGTCCACCGTGGGCAGGCCGCCGTTCGCTGCAGCCGCGGCATTCGGGAGCGCGGTCATTCCACCGCGTACGCCGTCCTGGTTGTTCGTGCCGGTAAGTTCGATCAAATAAGCGACCGGGTAGACGTTCGTCGCGCCAAATACGTAAATGAGAACGCTGTCGGCGCCGGCGGCAAGCGCTGCGTCCGGGATGCCGAGTTCGTAAATGCCCGGCATGTTGGTGGAATCGACCTCTTTGAATCCACCAGAGGACCACGTACCGAGAGAGCCGGACTGCAACGTAATCGCCACCGAGGCGTTGCCGGTGTTGCGCTTGTAGTAGGCTTTTAAGCCCGACGTGTTGTAGGCGAGGCCGGTGAGTCCCGCTCCGGTGGTGACGGAGGAATTCAGGATCGAGAGTTCGACGATGAGTGATGTGGTGCCGGCGACTCGTGATAGCTTTGGCATGGGGAGGCCCTATGGTTTCTGTTAAGTGCGCAAATCCGAATGAGGTGATCCTGACGGTCTCGGCCACATATTCGATCGGCGAGTGGAAGCGACTCCTCGGTAAGCTCGACTTCGCCTTTTGCCCGAAATGCAAAGATGCCTTGCCAGACGGCTGTTGGGCGGCAAACCACGATCTCCTGATGGAGATCAGACAGGCCATCCGGCAGGTTGAGTCTCGCGAAGTTTTCCCCAAGCCGGATCAGTTAGTTCCCGGCGTTGCTTCGTAATAGGCGTCGATCAGGTTGACCTGGACCGCGTCGGTGATTGTCAGCCGGAACACTCGATCGCGCGAATAGCCCTGCCGTCGCCACCTGAGGCGCGTGGCGAACTGGTTGGTTACCCCGGACTGATTGCTGGAGATCTGCTGTGGGTTCAGGTAGGTGTTCCCGAAATCCTTTGAGTAGTCGAGTGTAGGGTTGAGGACGTTCGTCGGCGCGATTCGCGCCATCAACTCGAAGTCGTGGAAGAAGACGCGCTTGTTCTCGTTGTTCAGATGCGGGCACGTGCGCACGCGGTGAATGGCGATGCCGTTGTCGGTATAGATATTCTCCGACTGCGTGTACAGGTTGCCGTTCTGCCAGTCCCCAACGAAGTGCTTGCCGGAGAGCGGCGTAATAGGGGTTCCGCTGAGATCCACATAGGCGTGAAACATCTGCCGTTGGCGGTCAAACCCGGTTCCGTTCCACCATCCCCGCTCATGCCACATGCCGGTCGTTGCGTCATAGCACCAGGTCGCGTTGGCTGAAGGGAACGTGATGACCCAGAAGTGGTGGCCATTCTCGTAATATGTGAAGGCGATCGCGTCGGAGACCTGCGGGTATTGCGACCATGCGTACTCGATCGCGTGATTCGAGATGCGGTTCGGCCGAAAGGCCTGTGCATACATGGCGACCACGGAGCCGCGCTCGAGGTCTCCGGCGAGCCAGGCGACGCCGTCATTGAACCGACTGATCGTTCCCGGGGCCGCGCATCCCCAGTGGATGAAGGCTCCCGGATCCCGCTGAAACGGAAAGTTGGCTTGGCCGGTGTCCTGCCAGACTTCCGTCGACTGCTCGTCGCCGAACAGCCACAGCTCCTCGTGATCGGCGAGGATGCCGGCGATGTTGTCGGGGTAGCCTTCCTTGACGGCGAAGTCCAAGGGATCCCATTGCGTGCCGTCCAGCAGGGCTGACAGGTTGAACTGCTTGGGGCCGAAGGTCTGGGAGCCGGTGACCTGGTCGCCCGAAATAATGAAGTACCCGTCCATGAAGGCGAGCGATCTGGCGGTTACCGGATCGCTGGTGCCGGTGAAGTTGATGGCGACCGGCCCCGCGCCGGAGTCGCAATAGAACTGGCCGGCCGACACGATACCCAACTGGCTGCCGTTCGGCACGATCGTGACCGGCCGCCCGTCGTTCCCGATAGAACCGCGGTTGTGATAGCTGCCGTTGGCGAAGACCTCGTACAGGTGGGATCCGGCAGCTACAAACAGGCGGTACTCCCCCGGCCACACCCCGCGGATCGGGCTCTCGGGTAGCGTGGTGAATAGTTGAAGCCCTGGCGTCCCGATGAGGGCGTAGTGGTCCTTGCCCTGCCCGCTCTCAACCAGCGACGGATAGAGGTTCATCGATCGCTGGCACTCGATGTTGACCGAGTTCAGCGAGTAGCTTGGACCGTTCAGGAACGGGAACTTGGCCACGGATTAGGCGTCCAGGATGATGTAGGTGATCTCGCAGGTCGCCGTGTGGGAGACCGCGGCCGGGGCGGTGGCGCCGGCGTCCAGGCGGAACACAGCGATCTCTCCCGGGCCGATCCGGATCAGCGGCGTGCCGCTGGTAGCCGCCATGATCTGCACGTAGTTCGTCGCGTCATTGTTCTTGACGATCATGTAGCCGCCGGGCGTCGCGACTCCGCCGAGGGGAATCGCCGTGCCGCCGGCTGTCGTCGGGACAGTCCATGTGTTTTGGGTGAAGTGATCGCCCGAGACGGCGAAAGAAGTGCCGGAAAAGTTGAATTGGGTGACGATGTTCGCTGCGTTGAAAAACTGCAGCAACGCCTGTACGAGGACGGTGTTGGCCATGGAGGACTCCTATTGCTGGGGAACTGCGGGGGGCGTCGGCTGGGCCTGGCCCGTGGTCTGGACTTCTTCGGCCGCTCCGGGAACCGGTGGAGCGTTTACGCCGGTGATGGCGGACTTGGCTTGCGTGGCTTCGAGGAGAAGCGCTTGGCTCGGCACGCGCTCAAACATGGGAGCCAGATAGATGGCGAGGTTTTTCTCGATCGCGAGCTCATAGCCCGGGGGAAGGTCGAAATTGTCGCCGAGGGCGGCAAATTGCGCCAGTTGGACCCAGGAATAGAGTTCGAGCGATGCCGCCGTGTTCGGCACAGGAAACAGCCACACCACGCCGAGCGGGTAGAGCGGCTGATACCAGAGCTTCTTTGGGACCTTCGCCTGGCGCGTCGAGCGTCCCGGAACAGAGTTGAATTCCTTCTCGTCGACGAGCGCCACGGGAAACGTGAAGCTTCCTACCGCCGACACAATGGTCGCCGAGTGAATCGAGATCGGCCGCGTGGTGCTGAAATCTCCCCCGGCGCCAATCGTATAGTTCTGCTTACCCGCGGTGAGCGTGCCCGTGAACTTGTTCATCGCATAGACCACCAGGCGTTCGGTGTTCCAGTTGGCGAGCATGCGGTTCAGAGCCGCAAGCCCATCGGCCAGCTCGGTCGCGGCCGGCGTCTGCCCGGTGCGAACGATCATGATGTCGCGTAGCGCGGCCGTAATGATGTCCTGTGCTGTCATGGCGAGGATCCTGAAGAACGCGGGTGGAGGGGAAGAGGGGGGGTTCTCACCCCCCTCGATGGTTCGGCGTTAGGCTACGCGCAGGGAAACAGTGGCAGTACCCGGGTCGGACACAGGTGCAGGCCCGGTCGGGATACCGACTCCGCCCACGGTGACATGCGTTGCGGGCGGAGGCAGCGGGGGTCCGTCCAGCTCGAAGTCGAGCGTCAACGGCGTGATGGGGTTTCCTGCGAGGTTGACCCCGTTGAGCGTCACGTTCACCGTAACGGACTGTCCGGCTGGGGGAACCAGTTTCGGAACAACCAGGAATTCTCCCGGCGCGGATCCGGCTGCGACATAGGCCGCGGTCGGGTTGTCGATCGTGGCGGTGAGGGATTCAAGCGACTCATCGTCGTTCGAATCGCCTTTTGCGATCAGTGAAACGTCGGCGTACTGCCCGGAGGCAAGGGTTCTGAACGGCATTTAGGGGTCTCCTTTATTGGTGGTGGCGGTCGAAATTTAGCGGGTAATCGTGTTCTGGGCGTCAGGCGGCACTGGCACCGCCGCGCCCTGCGCCTGGATTACTTCGGCCCTTCCGGGGCCCGGCGGCGTGTTATTGGCCCGGATCGACGCCTTGGACGTCGTGGCTTTGAGCATGGTGGCCTGATCTACCGGCCGGCCGAACATGGGAGCGAGCGCGACGGCGAGGTTCCACTCAAGGGCATGCTGATAGCCGGGCGGCATATCGAATGTGGTGCCAAGCGAGGCGAGTTGCCCGAGTTGCTCCCACGTGTAGAGCTCGAGCGTGTCAGCCGCGGCCGGCCACGGATTCAGGTAGAGCTTGGCTACCGGATAGTCGTTGTCGTAGTACAGGAACTCGGGAGGCTCGCCGATGTTGTCCTGTTCGAGAATCTGCGCGTACTGCTCGGTCGTGATGACCTTCAGGGGTATGGTGAAGGAGCCGCTCGCCGTAACGACGTTGGCTGACCGGATGGAGATCGGCCTCGAGGTGTTGAAGTCTGACGCGCCGGCGCCGATCGTGTAGGGCGTCGTGCGGCTCCCGACCAGGCTGTAGGTCGCCTTGGCCATGCAGAAGATGTTGAGGTACTCGACATCCCACGACGCGATCAGAGAGTTGAGCTCCGCCAGGGCATCGGTGTACTCCTCGGGGTTCAGCGTCTCGCCGGAGGCGAGGGCGCCGATGTGCTTCACGGCAAGGTTGATGAGGTCCTGAGCAGTCATGGGTCACCTGCGCGGCCTGGTGGCCGGTTTTGCGGGAAGGGATGCGGAGCTACTTCTTCTTGGCGGGCTTATCGTCGGACTTGCTGCGAAGTACTTCGTTTTCTGCGGTGAGAGCGGCGACGGTGCCCTTGAGGTTTTCGTTCTCAGCGGTCAGGGCAGCAACCTTCGCTTCGAGCTCCGGAACTTTCACAGAGACCACCTTGCGCAGCTGCTCGTTTTCCTCGCCAAGCCCTTTCACGTGCTCCTGGATGTTATTCCAGCTGTGATTGAAGGTTGCGATGATGCGGGCGTGTTCGTCTTTGAGCTGCGCCA